GTAAAATTATTATTTAAAGTAGTTAAACTGATGGGAAAAGAAGATGCATCGTTGACCAAGGTTCCGGGATTATAAAAATTAAAAATGTCCCAAACAATGTAAACATTCCCGGAAGTTGAATCCAAAGCCCACCTCCACTTAACTGAACCTCTGTTGAAAAGATAACACATGGCTAAATTGTTAAAAAGATCAAAGCCAGGACCATAAGGTCCAGTGCCTGGTCTGGTTGGCCATGTACAATAAGTGCCAATAGCTGCAGGGTCATAAACTGATCCTGCAGTCAAAGTAGGTTGGGAATCTGAAGTAATTGCCATGGGGTGGTAAGCATTCAAAAGCTGTCTCAATGAAGTTATATTTTCTCCTACAGTTATTTTAAGAAGATCATTGTCTGATTTAGACATAAAATTTGAGTAAGATTCAACACAGCTCTCTTCGAGGCCAGACTGAGTAACTGTCGGTTGAAAAGCCGTTTTGAAAGTGGGAACAACAAACTTTAGAGAATCTCCTCCACAACATTCATAAATCATGGAAATGGTACCACTGACATTGTCTGGGTACTTAAGTTGATTAATTACCCTAACATAAAGTTTGCCAGATAAATTATTGCAAGGAATGTAAGGTGCAGAAGCCAAGTATGGTAACTCCAGTTCAACTTGGTCAACTTCCGACAAGTCAACCATATGCGTGTAAGCATATGATTGAGCCACATCATCCACTGTACCACCGTAAACTGAAGGTATCCAAATAAAAGCTAATGACCCAGAATGAAACTTAGTTTTGATAAATCGAACACGAATTTTGATTGAACCTCGGTAATAAGTGAAAAGTTTCCCAAGCAAACCAATAGGTGTCCTTGTCGCAACAGCAACAGTTCCAAGAGCGTTAGTATAATTGTAAGAAGTATCAAATGAAATAGGGCAAATGTCGCAACCATCAACAAGGCCTGAACTCGCAGATGTCAAATTTGTTGTTTTGAAATAAGCCCACTGTTTCTTAATAAAATCAATGCTCATTTCATCCTCATCGTGACCAGGAATATCATCCATGATAATAACAGAATTATCACGACAAGTTGAAACTACCACACTCTGTTCAGCTTGGTCACCATTAAAGGCACTGAGATGCTGATAAATAGCCATGGCAGTCTCTGGGTCTTGGATAATAGGCTTACTAAAGCCAAAGGCTCTAGCAGCTCCCGCAGCAGCGTTAGTGAACCACTTAACAGAGTTGGCAAAAGGGCCTAGAAGGGGAATTCCAGACAGTTCATTAGCTGCCCTGGAAACTTGTATAAGAGGACCACTAACAACCCCAACTTGGCTAGAGTCATCACGCTCTTTCTCTCGGGGTATTACTCTCCCTGTGTAACGTTTCTTCTTGGACACCCCAGATTGAGGAGCAGTAGGGCCTCCAAGAGTGATGTTTTCGAGATTAGCATAAACGGAAATATTGCATGTTGTGATACTGCCTGAACCAGTTCTCAATGTATCTAAACACCAAATTGCTAGTTTACCCCAATAATATGCCTGCTCACTTGGATTTGAAAGGGGAATAACACCTGTTGGAGTTCTTAAAGGAAAAGTCATGATTGCCTCCTTATGGCAAGTTTGAAGAGTTAAACCAGGCAGTTGTGAAATACTACCTAGAGTTTTGACATGTGGTCCATATACTGAAGCATACTCAGTATTATTTTCCAAGGGTAAGAATTTGGCATAAAGAGCTCCCTGTTGGGTAGGACTAACAAATAAAACTATCCTTATTTTAAGATCAACAACAAAAAATCTAAAACCCTTTAATTTACTGGCATAAGGTTCAGTGGTGAGAAGATTACTAAAAGAGTAATTAAATAACTCAGTTCCAGGAGTACTAGAAGCAGTCCAAGTATAAGTTGAAACCCTAATAGGACGTTCAAGAAAGCGTTTAACGGATTCAAAATCAGGCCGCTGGATTGAAAGAGCCGTTTCATTACTCATGTTTGTAGAAGGGGGTGACTCTCCTTGAATAACATTTTCAAATTCAAAAGAAGTGGTAATTTGCTGGTCTGTGCCAGCCATGGTTTTTTCAGTATTAGTAGCAGCGAGTTAATGATTTAAAGGAAAAGTTAACTCAAACTATATCCTCGAGGAGGTTCGCTCCAATCACTAACCCTATTGAAGTGGGCTGCACTTCACGG